CCACGCTAAAGTTCCCTTCGTTAAGCAGTTAATGAATAGTGCTTCCAATCGTGCCCAAGAGCGTGGTCAAATTCGAACTCTCTTGGGACGATTGTGTAGGTTTCATTTATGGGAACCTAATCAATTTGGAATACATAAGTCATTGCCACACGATCAAGCGCTCTTGGAACACGGACCAGGGATCAAGCGTGCATTTACTTACAAAGCTTTGAATAAACTTATTCAAGGTAGTGCGGCAGATATGACTAAAAAAGCTATGTTAGAACTTTATAAAGAAGGTATTATACCGCATATACAAGTACATGATGAACTTGACATATCTGTTAAAGATCAAAAACATGCAGATAAAATTGTTCAAATAATGGAATCTGCTGTTGACTTAAAAGTACCAAACAAAGTGGACTATGAATCTGGACCAAATTGGGGTAATATAAAATGATAAATTATGGCTTACTTAAATGCTAATATTCCTGTACAATATGCCCAAATAAAAAGGGAGTATTTATATGATCTCAAAAAACATCATGGAGAAGTTGAAGACTGCATTATCTTTGGTATTACCTGTATTACAGGTCGCGCTATCTTATGGCATGCGATTATGGAAAATGGCGCAATCTTTTATCGTCTCCCAATTACGGCATTTATTCAACGTGGTTATGAACCCAAGTCTGTTCCCACCAAAAGACTTGATGAACTCCAGCTTTGGAATTCTTTTAGTTATTATCCTGCTGTTACTAGTTATGATATTCTAGATGGACAACACGGCAAGTACATAGGAAAAGATAAAAAATGGCATCACGGTACATATTTATTTACCGTTGACTTTGCGCATCCAGAGAGTAATATAGTGGACACCGATCATTCGGAAATTCCACACGAACATAAGTGTGCACACATCATCGCATTAGATGATGGAAATTATGCAGCACAACCAAACAATAGATTAATCTGGGACATCCCATCGTTTACGGTCAAGGACAATATTCCTGACTGGAAAGTACAAACCAACGAATGGAATGTAGAAAACTCAGGAAAATGGAAAACTGAAGACACCGACAATTTCTTTTATGAAATTGAGGAAAAAAAATGAGGTATTTAAATTATGAACATTGCAGAGTTATTCAAAAAGAATTTTGTATTAGTACCCGTTATAGCATCTGTCTTGTTCGGGACGTTCACTGGCGTTAAGTATATTGTTAATCTAACAGATACGATTAATTCTAATCAAACACAAATTCAATCCATTCAAGAGATGGAGATTGTAAATCTTCAAAGAGAATTAAAAGTTTCAGACGGACATATCCAAGAATTAAAACAAAGATTAGAAAGAGCAGAAGCTACATGGGAAATGGCTGAAAATCTTTATGATCTATTGGGACAAAAAGTAAACGAACTTGAATGGGACGTTAAGGATTTAAATAGGTAATGTATGGAGAGTCTCAGGATGGATTACAGATTTACTGCACTATTAATTGTAATGATGACCTTACTAGCTTTGTTTGGTGGGCCAGCACATAGTAGAAATGATTATCTAAATAATGGAAGTAACGAATGTAGATATGGAGAAATGTCTGCTTCTATATCTAAAAATGATTACGAATCAGAATCTAATTACCGTCATTTTACTCCTTCAAATAGTAATGATAATTTTAATGAAAATTCAAGTTACAATGCAAGTGTAACTTTTAGAAAATATTTAGGTGTTTCTAAAAGAGATTGTGATAGAAAAAATGCTATTTCATTACAAAATGAAAAACTTAAACAACAGTTAGAATTATATAAAAAATGTGGCAGCATTAATAGAAACTCAACTTTACAATATAATGAAAATTTTAATGAGCTAGTGGTTTATTGTAAAGGTGTGGGTGCATCAGAAGATAGTAGACCTACAAATAATCTATGGAAAAGCTTAAAGAATGATTATATAAAAGAAAATCCAAATAAAAAAATATATGGTCCTGAGAATGAGTAGAAAAACTAACACAGCATTAATTGCATTGTTAGGTACAATCCTAATGGGACTTGCTACATGGACATTAGTCACACTCATAGAACTTCAATTAATAGTAACTATGATCCAATCTGACCTGATGTCTATTGACAAGCAATTTGGAAGAGTTTATAATTTCATCGATTCAGTTAGAGGTAATTAATGAAAAAATGTAATAAATGTAAGAAAGAATTTGAAGCTAAAGACGAATTTGATATGTTTTGTAGTCAGAATTGTAAAGAAGAAGCACTTGCAGACCTTGACAAAGACAGCGATGAGTGTTTAAGTTGTCAATAATGAAAGTATCAGCAGAAGTAGTAAAAGGTATCTGTCCAACATGTGATGAAGATACTATGTTAGTTGGGCTAACAAATGAATTGTATAGATGTATGAATTGTGGTGCAGATCTACAACAACACGTAAATGGTAAGATAAGTTATCTACCTGTTATTGCAACACCTTCAGATAAAAAGGTTCAACCTTTTGTAAAAGAATGGAAAGATGGCTAAACAAAAGTTCACACATTTCATACCCCGTGATAAACCCAAGAAACGTCCTAAAAAACATAAAAAATCTCTATCAAAATCTGAGAAAAATAACAACAAAAATAAAAAATATAAAGGCCAAGGTAGGGGTTGACAATATCCTAAAATATCCTACATTGTAAGTATGAAAGGATATAAAATGAAAGTAAAAGAAATAAATATAAACGATACTTTAAGACACGAAATCAAACAATTAAAAGAAGAAGCCAAAGTCTTTAAATCATATAAAAGATTAATTTTAACAGCTGCTAAATCTGAATACGATCCGGAAGATGTAGTCAAAGGTTTAAAATTTGCTGCTAAATTAATTGATGAAAAGAAATGGGCACTATTAGAAAAAGTAGGTGGAACATCTGGTGATTTAATGGCAAGAGGTGAATGTTCTAAATGTGGAATTAATTTGGTAGGGGAAAATCTTAAACCAAGAAATTTTACATTACCATGTTTAATAAAAGGATGTATTTATAATACAGAAACAAATGAAAGAGAGGAAATACAATGAGTGTAGAAAACGTAAAAAAATGGATGGATACTGCAGAGATAGGTTCTTCAGTTATTTATTATACAGGTAACCTAGCAGAAGACAGGTGTTATGACAAAGATGTTGCAGACATACCTAATGCATTTAGAAAATATGCAGAAGAAAAAAGAGTAGAGTTTTTCCAAAAAAGAAAAACAAAAGTGGATAGATCACAAACACCCAAGAGACCTATTCTTGACTACATAGTTAGGAAAATAAAATGAAGGAAAAAAAAATAACAATTACCAGTAAAAATATAACTCAAAAACAATGGTCAAATTTAGTTTTAGAATTAAACTTGATTAAAAAAGCCTGGTCTTCATTTGCAACATTAGAGTTGAATGGTACAAATGTTAAAAAGATCGTGGCTCACGGAACACGGAACTTTGACTCGAGAGTTATTGAAGAAGATTGATGACGCCGCAATTATGTGGAACAAAACTAAAGATTCCAAGTATAAGGATCTTTGGTATAAATTAATTAAGGAGTGGGCAAATGGATCTAATAATACAAAACGACGGATTGTATCAATTAGTGCCATTAACAAAGCAGATGATGGAACATATGTTTTTGTTGGTAAAAGTGAATTGTATGGACCTGTGCGAGATAGTAAGAATAAAACTAACAACTTACGTAGACAGTTTAAACTTATATGTAATGAATGATGGCAGTGGTAATTTTTACGGCTGCATTTGTAATTAAATAATTTCTTCAAGCTTACATGAAAATTTTGTGTAAGCTTCCATGCTGTTGGTCCATTCTGGATCAAACCCTGCAATCAATTTATATGAATAATCATAACCATATACTATACAACTACTATAATCATCAAACAATACGGTTGGTGTAGGTATAACTTTGCACTGATTACCTGCAATACCTGAACATAACACCATAAATAAAACTATTTTTGTCATTGACAAACCCCTTAATACATCCTATATAGTCATTATAAATAAATGAAAGGTTAAAATGACTGATATAAATAAATACAGAAATGTATCACTAACACACGACACATACAAGACATTGATAAAGTTGTCTAAGGTATTACTACCTGATGCAACATTATCTATAAGTAAAACCATTGAATCAATTGCAAACGAGAAAGCGAAGAAATTAAATGGAAAATTCAAAAAAGCGTAGGCATTCTGGGATATGCCCAGATTGCAATGGAAATGGTTATAAACAGTTCCATTTAGAAGAAGGTAGAGAGCATGTTATATTACAATGTGAAACATGTGACTCGGAAGGAGAAATCTATGTGGATGAGTCCGAAGTTGTTGAGTTTTATCTTGATGATGATACTCCTACAAGTGATGTTGGTAAGTTGCACTAGGGATTTGACTCCTAATCCTTATACGACAGTATTAAAACATATAATGAAAGGAAAAAATGAGTAACGAAAGATACAAAAGTGAAGGGAAATCTTATGCAGTAAATCTTTGGTCAAATAAAAAAATGCAAAATTTTAATCAAAGGAAAAAAAGAAAACTGCTTACAGACAACATTATTAGAATGAAAGCGGTTAATAAATTTATTAATGTTGCATTATTCCCCGTCATTAATAGGAAATATAAAAATGGAAAAAAAACGTTGGATTTTCTTACTCCAGCTGAAAAATTAGATTATTTAAGACGTTTTTGTGAAGGAAGAAAGTTACGAAATGATGATATGATTAAAACTTGCCACGAAGAATTAATTAGAACACATGTCTCTGGAGTTTCCTATGAATAATAATTACCATTTAGATATAGCTTATATTGCAGGACTCTTTGATGGAGAAGGTAGTCTAACTTATAAAAAATATAAGGAAAAGAAAAAATCAGGTACGTATGATTGTAGACGCATTTCTATGGAGATTTCTATGACCGATAGAGATGTTATAGAACTTGTACATGAGACGTTAATGGTAGGCACTGTAAGGCCTAAGAAGGTCCCTAAAGGAAAAAAACCACAATGGCGTTGGCGTTGTACGTTTAGAGATTGTTTACATGTTTGTAAGAAGTTATGGCCTTATGCTATAGTTAAACTTCATGCAATTGAGAAAGTCATTGATCATTATGAACCAGACATTCAAGACTTAAATGATAATGTAGTTGAATTAGATAAATTTAGAGATAACATATGGTTTGGGAAGGAGAAACAATGATAGATTTTTTTGTATATAAATGTTTAGAAAAAATTAACGATGTCTCAACAAAAATAACAAGTTGGTCATGGAAAAAACTATGGGCTGATAGGATTAATGGATATGGAAACAGAGGAAGACGTAAAGATAAGAAAAATATTAAAAAAAGTAAATAAAGATAAACCACAGTTTGGTCTAGGTCAAGTGCCTCAATATGGTAAATCTAGGTCCGGACGTGAGTATGGTGGGTTTATTAAGGAGTCTACTTATAATAAGATGAAATATAAACCAACGAATAGAGGTAAAAATATAACTAAGAAAGGACCTTATGAAATTTAAATACGACGGTAAATCTAGACCTACTAATAAAGCTTATGATGAGAGTTGGCACCGGATCTTTGGATCAAATCCAGTGGCTAAAGAAGTTAGGACTCCTAAATTTAAATCTCAAGTGGTTGTATCTAAGAAAATATATAACAGAAAAAGAAATGATAACGGATAAAGACGCAAAGCAAATGCATAAATTGTTTGATAAACTGGAGAAAAAAACTATGGATAAAGGTATAAAGAAATCTAATAAATACAACTATATACAAGGTAAACAGCTCACGGACCCTGGAACAGGGACCAGGGTTTACGAAATAAGTTCTTATAGACTTCCCAGTGTGACTACTGTATTAGGGGCCACAAAAAATCAAGATTTTATAAAAAAATGGAAAGCAAAAGTTGGTGAACAAGAAGCAGAACGAATCAAAGATCATTCTAGTAGCAGGGGTACCTGTATGCATAAATTCCTCGAGCACTATGTCCTCGGAACTGGTTGCGTTGATCTTACAAGGATTGGACAAGAGGCGCGTCCCATGGCCGACAAAATTATTGAGATGGGTCTTGCGCCAGTATCGGAATATTACGGCTCTGAAGTCACGTTACATTATCCAGGTCTCTACGCGGGCTCAACAGATTTGGTTTGCTTGCACAATGATAAAGAAACTATTGTCGACTTCAAACAAAGTAACCGTCCGAAACGAGAAGAATGGATTGAAGATTATTACATGCAAATTGCAGCATACGCCATGGCCCACGATTATGTCTATGGATCTAAGATCAAACAGGGAGTTATCATGGTATGCACGCCTGACTTATATTACCAAGAATTTAAAATTGAAGGACTTGCATTAAAACAGTGGAAGCATGCTTTTCTTAAAAGATTAGACATGTACAACGAGTTGATGCATGATCAGAAAGAAAAAACAACACCAATGAAAGCAGAGGACTTTACAAAATGACTGAAGAACCAGCAGCTAGAACAAGAGCAAGGTTAGAAAAAACAAAAGGTAGACACAGAGCCAAAATTGAAATTTTAAATGAGATTTTAAATTGGATTGAACTTGGTAAGAGCTTTGAAGATATACAACACCACTGTAGTCTTAGTATAGATTACCATGACATGCAGGTAGAGGTCATTAAAGAACAAATTAGAAATTTATTTCACGTTGAACAAAACGAAAACGAGGATGCTTAATGAACTGTACCACAACACTAATTAAGGCAACATTAAGGCAATTGTGTTGTATTTATGTCACATTAACAGTTTAGAACGATTATAAAGTAGTTCCTATATATGTATGGTAAAAGAATTAAAAAAAAAAATAAAAAGTACTCTAGAAATAATGTCATTCTGTCACTTTGGACTATTAGTGTTGGTATACAACAAAAATATATGCCAAAATGTCTTAAAATAAAGTGTCATGTGACAGATTATTTTGTCACTTTAGTCAAATCTCAGATTGCCTATGCGCGCGCGATACAAAATACTGGAAAAAACCAAACTTTTTAGATACATATACATAATATGAAAATAAGAAAGAAAACGAAACACTTCAAGAAACTTGCTAAACCTCTTCCTGTTGAAACACACGGATTGCCTAACAATGTTAGAGTTGGTTACAAAGATATTAAGATTAGATATGTTAGACCTAATTATAAAAAATGGGAATTAACAGATTGCTTTGGAGAGTATGATTACAGACAAAATGTTATACAGGTACAACACGATCTTTGCGGCCAAGAGATGGCTAATACTATCTTTCATGAAATAATGCACGCAGCGGTCCATGTTTCTGGACTTAATCAAGAGAAATCTCCATTAGAAAAACCAGAATTTGAAGAGGCTGTAGTTAATCAGTTAACTAATGTTATGATGGGTGTGTTTAGAGATAATCCTTGGATGATTGATATGCTTAAAAATCAATTAGAAGATTCTGAGGACGCAGATTGATCCTCTATGACTTCTGCATCAACAACTTTGTCATTTAACAATGAAGCGTAATCTTCTTCGATCTGTGCCATCTTCATTTCTAGTTGTTCTTCTGTCATATCTTCTAATTTCCCATGTTTTATTATTTTTCTGTCTATGTATAATCCTCCTGCCTTGCCTCGATTTGTTTCAGCATTTACAGCAGCAGAGAAAGAATTCTTTTTTAAAGCCAAATCTTTAATCCTAGCTAGTTCTGCAATATGACTTTCAAAAGTCACACCAAATTTTAACATTCTTTCAGCTCTTAATTCATCTAGATATTTTACAACAAGTGGCGATTGTCTAGGGTTTGTTAACTCAGATCCTTCTTGTCTACATCTTTTCTTACTGTAGCCTGCAAGCTCAGCTGCTTCAGATTTGTTAACAGGTCCATCAGGTCCACCAAATATTAAAAACTCAGCGAATCTTTTTTGCATTTCAGTTAATCTTTTTGGAACTCCCATGTTGACAATTTAAGGTAACTATCCTATAAAGTCAATATGAAAGATTCAGACCCTATACTAGACTTAGCTTTCCTTATTGAAAAACACAAAAAAGAGATTTGGAATTATAAACAAAAAGAAGCCGATTGGCTTAAAACTAATAATGTATTAGAAGGATCTAAAAAAATAATAGATGAGTTATCTTCTAAAATGTTGGTGTTGGTTAGACGTGTTCAAGAATTAGAGTATGATAATAATACTTACAAAAAAGAAATAGAAAGACTTACAAAATCTAAATGAGAGTAAGAGACTTACAACAATTCCTGGCTTCATTCACTGCTAAAGATAAGAGCACTGACAAGCAGGGTAATGCAATTAGTGACGCAGTTATATTTGTAGAGATCAATGGATACTTAGAAGAAATTAAATTAATGGAAGTATACGAAAACAACCAAACTATATTTGGTGCTGGTAAAAACCATCATTCACATCGTTTGGTTATGAAAACAAAACGAGATCAGAAGATAATTATCCCTGATAAATTACGCTCACCACTACTATAATGGATGACGATGTTACTCCAAAAAACTCATGGGTCCAGAGGCTAAATTTTACCAACAAATTAAAAGAAATTTTAAAGAATTTTCTCTCATTCGACTGGAGAATAGTAGCTTACTCGGTACTCCTGATCTATTGGTCTATAATACTAATGGGCACTTTTGTACTGTAGAATTAAAAGTCACAAAGGGTAATTCAATTCGTTTTAGCCCGCATCAAATTGCCTTCCATACACGTCACAATCAGAACACATTTATCATAGTAAAGGCCCTTGGTCCTTGTACCCCTAAAAGTTCTTCAATATCCATGTACCGTGGTTCCCGGATCAGGGAGCTTGCCGCTTGTGGCTTGACGCTTGAAGCTTGCAGCCTGGGGCTTGACGCTTGTCGCTTGATGCTTGCTCAGGTTGGTTCGAAAGCTTGACGCTTGAAGCTTGACGCTTGAAGCTTGATCCTTGGATCTTGGTGCACGCCCGCGCCAGTCCGTCGACTGGTTTGGGCTAATGACCTCCTTCAGGAGAGAAGTTTTTCTAGTGTTTACCATAACTAATATTTTTAATGTCTTTGTTCCAGCATGCTCTACAATCTAAACATTTATTGCCCTGTTTACCTGATGGACAAGTCTCGGACCCGTCAGTCACCACGCTTGAGCTATGGCTCCAGGCGTTACCAGCGGACCCATCGATACGGGCAGCGGATAGTCTTATAATCATATTGTCCGGTACATCTTCAGGAGCTGGCAGGTAAGGCCGCTCTTGTGTGGGCATCCAGTGCTTAGTGTCAGGCGTTTGTCTTGCAACTTCTAAGATCTTATTCATATGCTCAACTGATTGAACGTCGCCGGCGTCATGCCACCTGAACCACTTCATCCGCTTGATTTGTGCAACCATCGCGTCGACCCATAACGGGTGTTTAATAGCGTCCAGTCTTCTATACTGAGCCGCTTTAATAGCTGGATACCTGACGTAGTTATTCTTTTTTGCATAACAAAAAAAACAAGGGGACTTTGGATTATTCCAAAGCTTGGACCCTGTTTGGCATTCCCATGCTGGAAGTGAGTAACTCTTGCCTGGCATTTTACTGGTACCTGTTAATGAGTCTGTAATTTTTACGGCGTCTTTTACTAACATATATCTCTCCTTTATTATCCTATAAATATACTCTATTTAATTTCACTTGTCAAGCTTGAGGCTTGACGCTTGGAGCTTGTCGCTTGGTCCCTGGCGCCTGATCCATGGAGCTTAAATATTTGGCCCTTTGTATCTGGGCCGCCTCCATAATATTTTGGATTACCTATTGATCTAAAAAAGCGCTCGCAGCTGGCAACATAGGCGCGCGGGAGGCGCCTATGATCTTCTAAAAAATAGTGTGTTAGATCTCGATGTTTAATTCTCATATCTATCTCTTAATTCTCCGATCTCTTCCGCTTGTTTAATTATTAAATGTACCAATTGAAACTTAGTCCAGCCCGGCTTATCAAAATTTGCGTAAGCCTTAGCTCTGTTTGGATCCGCTGGTTCGTTTACTAATTTACACATGTCTCTAAACTCTTGTTCTAATGTCATATTTATTTCTCCTTTATTTTATAGGATGTTATAACTTTATAATTTAATCGTGTCAAGCTTGCAGCTTGGCGCTTGCAGCTTGAAGCTTGTCGCTTGTAGCTTGGTCCTTGGGCCTGGAGCCATCGCCAATGGCCAAGATAAATCTTGGCCATTGGTAATCCTGGACGACGGCTCACGCTACATCCTTCACGTATGTTTGATTTTTATCGACAACAACCACGCCAGCTTCAGTCTCGATCCATACTTTGGCGCCACAACTGAGCGGTTTATCCGGACTGTAAACCACGCGGCAGGGACCGTTGATCTCTACCTCGTGACCGTAGTTATTTGTCTTATAAGTTTTAACGGTGATCACTGGTTCGCGATCACCGCTTTTAGCATTGCTTTTAATTATATGCTGGTTGATGTGTATATATTTTTTACTCATCTTTTTGTTCTTCCATATATTTTTTTGATCTCTCCTGATCCAGCTTCACCAGTCTCAGGATCTCTTCTATTGCATCCGCTATTCTAATTAGTGGATTGATTGATCTATCTTTTATTTCATTGTCCATTTATTTCTCCTGTATTTATTTATATAACCTTGTATCATGCATAATCCTACATGTCAAATCTTTATTAAACTTATCCACACAACTACAGGTTGTATCGCTTGACGCTTGGCGCTTGTAGCTTGTAGCTTATATCTTCTTTAGAATGATTCTTAGAATCATTCTAAAGTGGCTCCTGGTAGGTCTCACCCAGGATTATTCCTAACGCATGCCGCGCATAGCATCAAAGACCAATGGGCCACAAATTATTAGCAGGACCCATCCAACTGCC